CGTTATTTTTCCAAGTAAAGTTAATACCTCTAATTTGCTCAATCAATTCAAGTGGATTTTGTATGGTGTTTATATCATTTTTAAGAGAAACATCTGAAGTCTCGGTCACTGATCCAGTTACGGTTACACCACTAGAGGTAGTCTCTAACTTCTTACTGTTATCGTAATAGAGAGATACGGCTCCGTTATTAGTTGCGTCAAGCAGCTTTTCACTTTCCGCACCGTTACGCACTTTAAAACTATCTGACTTGATAACTAAGTCGCCTGTGGCATTATGAATGAAAGAATCCGTTCCATTGTGGTAGATCTTGAGATCTCCAGCATTACCAAACTCAGCTTTTATATTATCTTGAAAATTAAAACCATTACCACTACCTAATGAGAACATTTTTAATGTCCCACCAACTGAGATCTTTAACTGACCACTAACATCTACTCCAGTACTTGAAGTCTCTAACTTCTTACTGTTGTCGTAAAAGAGATCAACGGCTCCATTTAATTTTGTTTCAATGCAGTTTTCACCTGTTGGTGTTTGAAGCTTATTATAATTAGCTCTTATTAAATTATCTCCTCCATTTGTACTTGCAATGTAATTATGCGTTCCATCATGGTAGATCTGGAGATCTCCTGAATTACCACATCGAAAAAATACATTATCTCCGCATTGAACTTTACTAGCAGATCTGTCAATCCAAAAATCATAACCAGAAGCCATTGTGGTTACAAAATCTTCTGTGACTTCTAAAGTTCCTGTTACTTTTGCTCCACCACTCGTCGTCTCAAACTTCTTACTGTTGTCGTAATAGAGTTCTACTTGACCATTATTTACTGCCTTTATTTTGTTTTCAGTATTTGCAGCATTATTGAAATGTAATTCGTCTGCTCTGAAAACAGTTGTACCAGTTGCATTATGGATCGTAGTATTTGTTCCATCATGGTAGATCTGGAGATCTTGACTAGCTCCAAAGAAAGCTTTGTCATTATCGCTATTCATGTAAATACCATCACAAGTTAGATAACCTGTGGCTTTTACACCTCCCGCTATTGTCTCAAACTTCTTAACGCCGTCGTAATAGAGTTGACATGCTCCGTTATCAATTATTTTTAAATGGTTTTCGCTATTAGCAGCATTAACAAAATGTGTGCCAGAAGTAGATATAAATAAATTACCTGTACCTGTATCTCTTATCCATGATTCAGCACCTGAATGGTAGATCTGGAGATCATCATTGGCTCCAGAAGTAAAACCTTTATTATCATGTTGTATCTTGACCCAATCAGAACCATAGTAAGCACCAGTAACTAAAATACCCTGAGAAACAGTCTCAAGCTTCTTACTGTTGTCGTAATAGAGTTCTACTGAGCCGTTAGATGCTGCAACTATTGAATTTTCATCATTCTTAGGTCTTATATGAATACTATTACTTCCACCTCTGATATAGAAATTACCAGTAATGTTATCTACATAGGTATCTGTACCATTGTGCCTGAGAGTTAAATCATCTCCTGTTCCGAGTTTTATACTCTTATTATCTCCTCCTTTAAATTCTGCATTACCTATAAAGAATTGTTCGGAACCACCTCGTCTAAATGATATAGCGTTAGAAGTTGCAGCATCAATTATATTTGTAGACCCATCATGGTAGATCTGGAGATCTGATCCAGTTCCGAAAACAGCTTTAGCATTATCAGCAAATTCAAGAGCCGAATCGCTCTTATCCCAAACCATATCTTTATTAGATGTTCCAATAAATGAGACATCACCAGCCGAGTAAGAAATATCGTTCCCACTTGTTACCCATCCACCTGTAGGATCTTCTGTCCAAGAAAGAACACCGCCTGTAGTACTAGCTAATACTTGACCATTCGCTGTAGGAGCTGCACTTGGAAGCGTATAAGAAACATCACCTACTAAACTATCTGGAGCTTGCAGAGAAACATAATTGGCACCGTTAGCATCTGCTTCTGTAAATCTAATTTGCTTGGCATTATCAACAATTAAGTTTCCTGTTAACGTTCCACCAGCTTTAGGTAATGCAGCATTGGCAGTAGCGGTTGTAGTTGTTAATGAATCGTTTACAGTTTTAACAGAAGCACCTGTAGCAGCAAGAGCTGTACTTGCACTTGAAACTGAGTCAACTAATTGAACAACACCAACAACAGAAGTCGTTCCAGGAACAATCTTTGATCCAGAAATCGCAGCATCACTCTTAATATCAGCGTTAACAATGGAATCAGCAGTAATAGAAACAAGACCTGCATTTGAAATGCTTATATCTCCTGTAACGGCTACTGCTGTTGGAACGTTTGAAGCATTACCAACAATAATTTGTGCAGCAGTTACGTTTGCAAGTTTCGTTAAAGCAATTGCAGCAGAAGCGTTTATATCAGCATTAACAATTGTTCCATCAGTAATCATTGTTGATGTAACGCTTCCAGTATCACCAGTGCTAACTAAAGTTCCTGTGACATTTGGAAGGCTTAAAGTTCTATCAGCAGTCGGATCAATTACAGTTAATGTTGTCTCAAAATCATCAGGCGTTGCACCTTCAAAAATCAAACTAGAGCTTTGATTAAGAGCTAAATTTCCAGTTAACGTTCCACCAGTCAGATTTAATTTCTCCGTGTCTAATTCTTCTAAAGCAGACTGAACGTTAGTATTTTGAATACCTCCTGCTGCTGTTACTGAAATATTGCTAGCTTGCTGACCTGCGATAAAATTCGAGATGTCGAGTTTTTCGTAGCTAGATCCATTACTTAGGATCATGTCAGGAGGGTTGATTGTTACTGTTGGAGCGGGTGAGGTTCCTGTTCCTGACTTATCACATACAAAGTAATAACGATTGTTAGCCTCACTAGCAGCTTGCAAAGCAGCACCAACTGAATAACCTTGTGCAGTTCCAGCGGCACTTAACGAAGTAATTACATTAGTATCAGCTCTATAGTTACCTGCGTATATAATCTCACCTGAAGTAATCGTTACAGGTTGAAACGCCGATCCGTCATAGACGTATAAATCATCATTCGTTAGGTCATAGAAAAACTGACCTTTATATTCTGCTGTTGGGAAAGTAACAATTCCAGAAGTAGAAGCAGCACCAGTAAATTTACAAACAGAAGAATCTGCAAACTTAGATCCTGGTATTGAATTAGTAGCAAAGCGTCCAGCATTTAACGTCCCAGAAGTCAGCTTAGTAGCAGAAATATCAGGAATATCATCAGCAGCTAAGGTTGTAGAAGCAGAAGTAACAACACCCTTTGTATTGACAGTTACTTTTAAATATTCACCAGCACTAACACCACTGGTTGAGGTCGTAAGATTTCCAGAACCATCAACAGTTAAACCTCCTCCAGAGGTAATCTGCACAGCTCCTTTTGCACCAGTTGTAGCGGAGGGGAGATCTGATCCTAAAAGAGAAGAAGATCCAGTTATCTGTCCACTTGCGTCATAATTGACTTTCGTTGCACCAGTAGCAGCAGTAACGCTATTAGAAAGAGATAACGCACCAGCACCAGTTATAGCTAAACCAGTACTAACGGAAATGGCACCAACCGCAGAGGTCGTTGCTAGAGGGAGGTCGCTGGATGAGAGAGCTTCGGTTGAAGTTATGAGTCCTTGGGCATTATATGTAATTCCAGAACGAGTAGAAGCTCCTCCAGTAACAACGTTATTAATTCCAAGATTTCCACTTGCTACATTTAGCGATCTATCAATATTTGCCGTTGCTAGTTTGCTTGCTGTAATCGTTCCATCAGTTATTTTTGCTCCATCAATTCCACTAGCAATTTTTGCATCCGTCACGGCTGACGCTGCTATGGCCCCACTATCTACAGCATTGTTAGCCAGTTCTGAAGCAGTTACAGAATCAGCAGCAAGTTGAGTTGAACTAATTGCACCTGTAGCAAGTATGCTTCCAGGTAAGTTTGCAGCTAATTTTGCAGCAGTTACATTTGCATCTAATATTTTTATTGTTGTTACAGCATTAGAAGCAATAGCACCAGCATCTACAGAATTATCAGCTAGTTCTGACGCTCCAATCGCATTGGCAGCAATTTGATTAGCAGTAATAGTATCTGTAGCAATGCTCGCAGCAACAACAGCTCCATCAGCTATTGCAGCAGTATCAACAGCATCATCAGCAAGCTCAGAAGCAGTGACAGAGTTTGCTGCTAATTGAGTTGCAGTTATTCCACCTGTTGCAATTTTCGCACCAGGAATATCTCCATCACTAATATTTAATTTTGCATAAGTAACTGTTGTATCTAATAACTTTGTTCCTGCAATACTTCCTGCTAACTGTGCATTAGTGATCGTTCCGATTAAGTTACTTGTTAAGTACCCAGTTGCATCAGTCAGTAAAAATGCAGGAGTTCCATCATTTCCGCCAAGTGAAATACTGACCCCGCCAAGAGAAATACTTGAATTTGCAAGCTTTACATTTGTAACCGCACCATCAACGATTGCTCCAGTTGCAACTTGGTCCGTTCCTAACGTGCCAACCTTGGCTGCTGGTATATCTCCTGCATCTAAAAACTGTGCGGCTGCTGCAACAATGTCTTTTACAGTTACTTTTTTAGTCTCAGTTGCACTTATATCGGCAAGAGCTAAAACATCAGTTGCTTGAATACCCGCTTCGGCTAATGCGGGTAAACTCGTTATCTTCAGATCAGCCATTTACAAGTTAACGAAACACCTTTGCAAATAGTTTAAACCTGTTCGAGCATTATGCGACTATCATTTTCTTGAAGAATACGATCTGTGTCCTCCTGTAATAGAACACCAGGGACATCACCAATCTTTAAAGCAATAGAACCATTCGTTACAAATTCAATTCTTGTCTCGATGATTTCAGAAGCAGAAACAGTGACAGCAACGTTAGTGATGATGCAATTTGCTTCATAATAAACGTTATTTTTTGCATTATTGTTATCTCTATAAATATAAAAGACACCATCAAAATCCGAACCTTGCTGAGTACGAACCACTAACTGAGCAAGATAAAAAGGAAATTCTGGGTCGGTTCCATAATTATTAGCACGATCTTCTGATTCATAAGTATGCTCCCAAATGCAATTCATGGAGCCTTGACCACTGATTAATCCAGCTTCATATTGGTTCCTAAATTCATCTCCAAGGTTTGTTAAATCAACCTGCTCCCTACTGGTTGTCATTTCAAAATCTCTAACTTTTGCTACATGCCTAAAATTGTCATTCTTGGTTGTAAGAACAACATCTTTAGAAGCACTTGGAGCTACAAGGGTTAAAGCATTTGCCTGTAAACCTTCTATTGCTTTTGCAAATGTGTCATATAAACGAATACCACCGACAGGATCAATATTAATAAACCACTTTCCATCTGGATAACTATGACCATTGACAAGTTCAAGATTTGAACCGTCAGCAGTCTCTATAACAACTTGATCGCCTGTAATTAACGAACCAGTGCTGTGGTCGAGACTAAATCTTTTGCTATCTACATTGACATCAAAAGGATCTAGTTTTGTTCTAATGGCACTATTTAACGCATCCCTTTTTAAGGCAATTTGTCCAGATTGTCCAAAGTAAACGCTCATTAATCAACCAAAGTTGTGTTGCCATAAGGAGCACCATTAGCTTCCCAACTAATATCAGCAGAAGCAACTTCTCCTACTGAGGTATTCATCGAAACGCCTGTAATAAAAACAGAGAATTGAATATCTCGAATATCAGTAGAACCTGTGGTCATTCGCAGCTTTAACACAATTTCAGGAGAAGCATCATTCTCACCATCTCCTGCTGAACTTCCTGTTTTAATTGCATTGGTTAAAATTGCGTTTAAGTTTGAATCAGCACCAGAAGCAGGACTAGCAACGTAATAAAACAAACGGCAACTACCTGAATAACTTCTTACTCCTGCCTTTAAAGTTCTATCTGTATCTCCAAGGCTTGTTGTTTCTAAAACAGCCATTGAACTAGAAAAAGACCAAGACTGAACCTTTGCTGCTTTAGTGCCTGAACCCGCTATGTAGAGTTCTCCATCACGTCCAGAATAAAAACCCACAACCTTAAATTAAAACGTTGTTCTTATTATATGGGTGCATCCAAGCAAGCAACAAAACTACAGCTAACATTACTCATTCCTTTAAAACTACTTGTGACATTTGGAGGTCCAGAATAACGCCATAAAAGGCCAGCACCACCTTCTTTTATTAAAGATTGAAGACTACTAGCAGGATTTGTTTGACCTTCAACTTCTTTGCTATCAGATACACCAGCGACACCATCAGCAGAAGAAAAAGTCACATAATCCCAATCAGAATTAACATCTTCATAATTTTCAAGAATTAAAGCTGCTTCAGCATCAGAAATATTGGCAAAGCCTAGTTGCAATGTGGCATTAACTCTATTTTTTCCATATCTCATTATTGTCTTAGCTCCATTTTGAGCTTCAAACTTGGTTTGTGGATACTCCCCAGGGTTGTACCTTCTAGAACTTGGCTTTATTGAAGGAAAACTATGCGGCATAACTAAAAACAATAATTACGATTGTAATTCAGGGAAATATGTTTCTAAATTACCATTCGGCTCTGCTCGATACAATACAGCAAGTTTATTATTGTCTGGATCATTTGGGCTATTAGGATTAACAAATAGGGGAGCATGACTAGCTGCAACTTTTATAAATCCTTCCTCTCCATAACTAATTGATTCAACCTTATATAATCTATTCTCAGTGGTTGTATCTACTTGAGCAAATAACGTACCTGTTAAATAACCTTGATTTGCTTTACCTTCACTGTTAACGCTTAAAGAACCAGACTGCACCTCACCTAATTTTCCAGGTTTCCAATAATAAACGTTAATTCCTCCAACTATTTCAGTCCTTGAGGTAACAAAACCATCCTTATCAACACTTCCATTATTAAACCTACTTGTATGAGTTACTTCTGAAATGACACGAATATAATCTCCAGGTAAAACTCCCAAGACAGAAGTAGGAGTTGTTTCAAATGTAATACCATGATCAACTTCTTTTCTTGTTGCTAATGCTATAGCAGCAAATAAATGAGCTTGTTTTTCTGAAGTACACCAGTTACTTAAATCAAATACTTCTTCTGGAAGTTTTTTTAATATTGCATGAGAAATATTGAAATGATTGTAAGCATAGGTTTTTACTTTTGTCTCAGGGAAAGAAGTTTCTTTATCTTGTCTATATAACACCGTTGCTTTAAACATTTCTCTTTCTTCTGGAGTAAGAAAAGAAACTTGTAAGTTACGCATATTTCCATCACTAAATAATGCTTTTATATCAATCCCTCCACTTGCCGTTGCTTTGGCTTGATAGTTAATAGTAAAGTCACTTTTAACAGGGAAAGTAGGTCTTAAACTGAATTGTCCTCCTTTAATACTAAAATCTAATAAATTGTAAGCTGCATGTTCAAAGATAAATTCTCTTAAATTAAACCTTTTATCAATAACACCGTCCCAAGTAAATTCGTTCTTATAACAATATTTTGCAGCTTCAATCATTTCGCTACGATTGACACCTCTTGTTCCTATTAGTTCAGCAGCACCATAGACATCATTCGTTAATAAATCATAAGCAATCTCTACAAAATTATTTGTACTTTGTTTTTCTGCAGTTTCAGAAATAGTGTTTCCACTGTCATTAATTAATCTTTGAGTTTTTATTCCATCTTTTATAAAAGCAGATAAATTACTTAAACTTGTTATTTCTTGTGTGCTATGTATTCTTAACCCTGCCATTGCCAAATCAGGATAGTTGCAACGTATTCCCTTGTCATCTTTTATTTCGTTAACAAATACTATCTCATGCTCAGGTTGACTGCTATGACTAGAATCTTCTGAATCATATAAGAAATAATCTGCGATAGCACTATTTGGGTTTGTATTTTTAATAGCCCAATAATTATTACTAATTGTATTATCACCAGAACCACTTTCCCCATCCGAATCATCTGGAGTTTCTTCTTCTAATACTTGGTCTGCAATAACTCCTCGATCATAAGTTTCAGCTAAATAAAACTGAATTTTATCTCCTGTAACATATTGTTCTCCAGGTGTTCTAATTGTCCATTCGTAATACAATTGTTGAGTATTGTCAGCATTTGTTTTTAAATAAGAAACGACCCAAAGTTTTAGTCCCTGTGGTACTCGATCTTCTCCTCCAGATGCTTTGCTAACTACAACTGTATTGGTAATAAAAGTATCAATCTCTACATTTTCAGCTATTAACATTTGTTTTTTCAAAGACCATAATTCATGTGTAACAGAATCTACTTTTATGTAAAAGTCTATATTATCTGGCAAATTTAAATGATTAATAGCACTATTATCATGTTTTATCTGTAGGCTGTCATTATCAACGTACTCATTATTACCAGGATCATCTAATTCCCACAGAGCAAAATACTTAAGATCACTTCCAGAACCAGCAATATAAACAGTTAGATCTACTTTTAGTCCTGAACCTTGCCCTCCATCAACCGTTACTGGTCCACTAAAAGATGGGATTACAGACGTTATATCTTGTTGTTCATCCTTATTGATGCTATATAACTTAGTCGTTGTAAAAGGCGGTTCCCCAGGGTGATTTATTTTATAGCTATTAGGAGTGAATTTACCCCCATTCCCATCGTATGTAGTGTAATGAAATTCAACTTGCGAAGGATCTGATCCTTGGTATCCATTATGAACAGGTCCATTCCATGTCCCAGTACCATCATGGTAATTTTCAATATGAGGAGTTACTTGAGCACTATTAATATATAGTCTCCATTGTGTTTTGCCTCCTGCAATTGGAGTAGCCGCAATTGACGTTCCATGAACACCATAGGCATTGGGATACCCCCCAAAACTAGGTGGGTAATAGAAAAAATTAGTTAATTTACGTTGGCTTACACGTGTCTGCGGCAAATTACTAATCGAAGCATTAGGATAATTTCCTATTTGAGGAAGAGATTCTGAATTATTAGGATCAGAAAAGAAACCTTTAATAGTTTTTGTTCCTGCCTCTTCACTTCGCCGAGTTCCAAGCTTAAACCTACGTTTTTGCCCAAAGGCATCTTCTACCGTTACATATTTATCATCTCCAGTAGGAGGATTACTGGCTGATCCTTCCACATACACAGGAGCAACTATCTCTGTTCCTCCGTAAATAAAAGCCCAACTATCATTTCCAGGGAACGCACCACCACCTTCAAATCTAATTGCACAAACTCCGTTATCTCTATTGAAATATTCACCTGTACCTGTTTCATCACCTATGTCTCCTCCTATGTAATTAGGTGGGTTATCCTTACCGAATTGCTGGCGGTATTCTTCACTCTGAGAAGGTTTAATTGTATCGCTGCTATAAGGATCACCGTTTGAATTTGTTAAACCTACAACCTGACCACCAGCAGGAGAACTTGTAGGATCACCAGGAACTATTGTTGCTTCCCCTATTCCACCTCTAATCCATTCAGGATTCCCTAAGCGAGTTTTTGCAGTGTCATCAGATCTAACGTCGTTTACAATTAATTTGTCTCCATTAAAATCAATAACAACAGAAGGTTTGAAGTTAATATAAGTTTCAGTTTTACTTGTATTATTGTGTCCAAGAATATAAATATTTTCAGAACTTTGACTTGTAAGTAGATAATTACCTGGTACAGGTACAAATCTATAATCATACATTATCCCTTTATTATGAACACATATTGTGTTGTATTGTTCTAACGGGGAATTACCTTCTATACCTAATATAGTCGCACCTAGAACATCTTGAAAATCTGAATTGTCTGCTTCTTGTAATTTCATTTGAAATTTGAAGAAGCTAAATCTTCTTATATATTTATTAACTGAACCTATAGAAATAGAGCCATTTTTTGATTCATACTCAGCAACTTTGCTCCTAGACACCATTGCATTTACATTAGGTGCTCCATTCATTCTTCTAAATACTTTGCTCTTAATTCCTATTTCTGTGTAATCACATTCTCTAGTATTTGAAACAGCTCCTACAGCAACTTTTTGAATAATTAGACTATCAAACGGATCTTTCGTGCTATCTCTGTTTTGATATTGAACATAACCTGATTCATCGATTGTTAATTTGTAATCTTTAGAAAAAGGATTATGAGAGTCCCAAATTCTTCCGTCTTCTTCTGAAGTGCAAGTAGCTAAAGCTGTTCCTATTAAATATTGTTGGCCTATCCTTAATCTTTCATCAGCTTCAATTCTTGATGTATCTGCGGCTGATTTTGCATCTTTAGAACCCCAAGGTGCAAACTTATTATTCAAAATATTATCGCTAGGTCCAGATCCTTCCGCTTCCCAAGCAGCTTCACTGGTTGCCCCATATATGCGGTAAGTTAATTCTGTGTCTTCATTGACTGAACTAATAAGTCCTTCATAACCATCTGTGTCACTAGGATGTCTTAAAAATGAATATCTAGGATATTTATGAGTAATTTTTTGTAATTTTTGTAAACTATCATTTCTAACTTCATCTTTTATTCCCTTAGGAAACATAACTAATTCCCAAGGCACTTTATAAGCATTACCGTTTGAAATTGGAGCAAACGCACCAAATTTACTCTTAGACGATTGAGTTTTAACAGAAGAAAAAGCTTTATAAAAAGTAAAAGTAGGTTGAGGACCACCTCCTGATTTTATTCTTACTGAAAACGGATCTTCTGTATCAAATTCTTCTTCTCCTCTGTTTGCCAAATTATGACGTTCAGGAGCAATTGTTTCAGGGTACTTATCACTAGCCTTGATTCTATTAAGAACTTCTCTGCCCATTGTGAAATATAAAGCTAATTTTCTTTTACTAAAGTCTTGCAACATTGTTGTTCCTAAAGCAAAAGAATCAAAGGAAGGTTCACTTCCTAATTGACCATTAGAAAACAAAGTTACAACTGAAAGAATTTCTCCTATTCCAGTGGTCTTCATGTGTGACCACATCAATTGACTGTTTACACGAACTCCTTTTCGAGCATAAACAAGAGGAATAAACGAACCAAGAACAGCTAAATCCTGTATTGAATCAAATGATGCTTGTGGTGCGAAACGACTACGACCTTGAACACCACCAACAGTTAATTGAGGAGGAGTTTCTGGAGTTTTAGGTTTAGGCGTTAACAGATAGGAGATTGCTGTTAATGCAACTCCAATAATTATTTGACTAACGATAGCAGCAGTAGTAGCACTCATCCCCGCACCAACAAGAGCAGGAACAAGTACCGCACCTGCCCTTATATCTGGGATATTTTCATAACCTTCTTTTCTCTGATAAATAGCTGCTGCTGCTAAATCTACAAATTCAAAATATTCTTTTTCACTAATTCCTAAGGTGTTACAAAGTTCTGCTTCATAGGGTAATAAAGCTCTTGGACCTCCAATCCTTCTAAAGGAGTCCATTTCGCCTCCTGGTCTACGAATGAAATCCAACCGCCTTCCCAATAAACAGCTAAAGCGTAACTATCTTTGCCTAAACAAAGAGCTACAACACCGATCTTAGCCGTTGTTACCAACATTCCCCACTTCCTTAGCTCCTCTTTAAAAATTGCTTGATCTTTCCTTCTAAATCTTCTATACCAATCCCTTGTCGGCTCAGGGCTTTTAATGCCATAAGAACTTAAAACTGTTCTTGTCAGACTTAAGCAATCAGCCGCATTATGTTTAACAGGATCAGCACCTATTCGATATGAAATACCTAATAATTGATGAGGCTTCACTTACTAAATATTTGACCTGTCACTGGTAACGATCCAGCAATAGCTGTCGTAAGGTATCTTCCTGTATTTCCTCCTACGGCATCTACTCCGCTAGATAATAAAACTTCAATAGAAGAAGCATCGTATGACATCGAAGCAATTAACCAAGTATCAATAACAAGAGGTAAACCATCTAAGGCAGTAAAAGTATTATTCATTTTGCATGTATAAACTTTAATACTCCACTTATTTTTTACAGCTTCAGCAGCGTAACTCATAGAAAGTTTATTAGCTCCTGCTACACCTGATCGATTTGAATCTTCATTGGCTAAAAATAATCCTGCTTCAATATTGTCTCCTGTTTTTGTTAACGCAGCACCTTGATAAAGAAAAGAAAGGAAAGGATAATCAACTGTTCCCATGTTTCCTAGATTTGTTCTAATAACTGAATCAGGAGTACTATTTTGAAATTTATAAATAACTTGACTGGAATAAGAACCAGATGCTTTTGGATCGAATATTTCAATAAAGGTAGTTAAAGCAATAACGGTCATAAACCTAAAGCAGATCTTCTGCTACGAGAATTTTTTAATGTAGATAATGTTCTATTTTCTCCAATAGAAGCACCTCTAGCAGAAGCACTTGCAATGATTTGACCTACAGCAGACTTAGGAACAAACTCTTCAGAGTTGAAGTTAAGAATAGGACCACTGTAATTAACAGTTGTTGAAGCTCCTCCACCTCCACCGACATGGGACGAACCAGTACCAGGAATTACAGCTTCACCTCTAGCCCCTGAAGAATACCGTTGCATTGACTGAGCCATCTTAGAGGCTGGTATGACGTACTCATCTTCTCCTGCTTCTCCTACGAGTCCCAGTGTGGGTCGTGTAGCCATTCCACCAGAAGCAAACGGCCTAATACCG